TGGACTGGGAGCTTTCAACAGAGTCTCTAGAAGACAACATTGAAGGTGCAGATCTAGAAGATCACATTGCACGTATGATGGCAACACAGGCAGGAAATGACATCGAAGATGTTATTCTTAACGGTGACGCATCAAACACAGCTGACGCACTATACAAGTCTTTTGACGGTGTAGTTAAGAAGGCAAAGACAAGCGGTCACGTTGTCGATGCTGCAGGTGCTGCAGTTTCTCGTGCAGTATTTAACTCAGCTCTTAAGGCTCTTCCACGTAAGTACAAGCAACGTCGTACAGACCTTCGCTTCCTTGCAGGATCAAACTTGATCCAAGATTACCTATACTCAACATCAACAAACATTCAGAACGTTAACCCACAGGACATTGCTTCAGGCATCATCCGTGGAGATGTTCCAGTTCTTGGTGGTCCAGCAGGTTATGTCGCTCCATACGCATTTGGTATTCCAATCGTTGAAGTTCCATTGCTTCCTGAGACACAGACAGGTACATACGCAAGCCCATCAGGTTCACACGGAGATATCCACTTGACATTCCCAAATAACGTTGTTATTGGTATCAAGCGTGATGTTACTGTTTACCGCTTCTTCTGGCCACGTAAGGACTCAATCGAGTACACAATGTATACTCGTGTTGGTGTTCAAATCGAGCAGGCAGACGCTTGGGTAGTTGTAAAGAACGTTAAGGTTGCTTCTTAATTAATTAAGAATTAAGCTACAGAAAGGCCCCCAATTAATTTTGGGGGCTTTTCATTTAAATTTAACAATGCTATAATTAAAGGACCTAGAAAAAGGAGAAATAAAATATGTCGTTTGACACATTAAAGGTGGCTGAATTAAAAGTAATTGCAACAGATTTTGCAGTTGATACAGAAGGCCTAAAGAATAAAAAAGACATTATTGCAGCTCTAGCAGAAGAAGGCGTGACTTGGAGCGTATACCAAAGCACAGTAGATGCAATTGAGAAGGACACAGAAGAAATTGAAATTCTTCCAAAGTTTGACCCAAAGGCACAGTCTGAGGATACGATCCTAGTTAGAATGACAAGAGATAACATGAGGTATGATATTCATGGCAGAACTTTTACAAAGGACCATCCTTTTGTGGCAATGCCAGAAGAAGATGCTCAAAAAATCTTTGACACAGAGGAGGGTTTTCGTTTAGCGACACCAAAGGAAGTCCAGGACTTCTACAACTAAACGTTAACATAAGTTAATGGCAGAAATATATAAAGATCAAACTTCGCCCATAAAAACAAAAATATTTTGGGGCGGGGAACTAGTAGATGCAGATGATGATGTTATAGCAGTAGTATATGATATTACTGAGGATAATACCATATCCCCAACAGTCAATCCAAATATACCAGTTGGTACATTTACTGCTACAAAACTAGAAACCGATATGGGAACATACCAGGTCGTTTTGCCATTAGCCCTATGCAGAAGAAATAGAAAATTTAAAGTAGAGTGGCGGTATGAGGTTGCTGGAAATCAAGCATCACATATATATTTCACAGATGTGGTAACCCCCTACGCAAATCTTTCAGACATAATTGATGATTTAAATTTTGGCACAGACCCATCTGATCCTAATTATAAATCGTATCACGAGCTACAGATGGCTGAAAAGTATGCAAGAAAACTTATTGAGATTTATACAAATCAAGTCTTTCATCTATACGATGACAGACAGATTGTGTATGGGTCAGGTTCTGATATTTTGCCAATGCCATTTAAAATGAATCAAATTCATGAGTTGTACGAGAATGATATTTTGCTAGTAGATAATATAAACAATATAAGCAATTGGATGTATGCTCCAATGATTTCTGAATCTGGATTTGGAATCAGAGTCAATAGACAGCAACTTATGGATAACATGATATACACATCTAACGGAATGATCCCTCCAACAATTAACGATCAGGGATTTTCTGGAGCATTTAAAAAAGACTACAGATATTCAGTGCAGGGAAGATTTGGATGGTCATCGGTACCAGACAATGTAGAAGAAGCATGTATCATATTAATTAAGCAGTTCTTCGATAAAGATCGTGCATGGAAAGATAAGTATGTAAAGAATATAAGTACATTCGACTGGAAGTTTGAGTTCATGGAAGATGCACATAGAGGAACTGGAAACCTATACGCTGACCAGCTACTTTCTCCATATGTATTAAATGGAATGGTAGCATTCTAAATGAGCCTGGCAAATTCATTAATGCCAATGAAGCTAGACATCTATCTTCAATTAGACACTCAGGATGAAAATACTGGTGCTATAAAAAAGGAATGGGTCTATACAAGGACTGTCCCTTGCTCAGCTAAAGGCATAGTCTCTAACTCTGGCTCTGGAAGAAGCGGAGACAAACAAACATTTAATAATAAATACACAAATGAACAAATGCTTGAAATTAGAACTCCAGAGCAAATAACGTATAGAGAAAAAATTAGTAATATAAGAGATATGGCTGGGAATATTGTTTGGAAAGAAATTAACTATCCAAATAATACATCTACTGTATTTGAGGTTATAAGCTCTACCCCGATTACCGATCCATTTGGTAATGTTCTTGCATACAACTCTGTTGCAAAGAGATCGGAGAATCAGGAAATTGGATTCTAGCGTAGCCTTAATTCAAACAGCAAGCGGCCTAGAAAGACTAATGGCAGGCTCAGCCCCAGGAATTCTCAGAGACAGTACTGTGGCACAAATATCTGCATTCCTATATTACGAAGCAGCAGTAATATCTAAATTAACTACAAACGAATCATTTAAGAATTTGTTTAAAACAACTATCTTTAATCAGATAGAAAAAGATTTTGGGCTATACATGGATTCACAGGCAAGAACAAAGCCTAGATCATTACACCATGTTTATGAATGGAATAAAACAGGCACACCGTCCTCTAGACTATTTAAACTTTATACAATTGAAACAGACGGACTTTCATTTAGAATTAACTATAACTTTAAGCCATCAGTTTCATCCGTACCAACTAAAAATAAAAAACAAAAGAAAAAATATGTATTTGCAAACAAGGCAGACGTGATGGAAGCTGGAATGCCCATAGTAATCCGCCCAAGGTCCGCTGAGCGACTTGTATTCGAGATGGATGGTGAAACAGTCTTTATGCCCAAAGGCACGTCAGTGACCGTTAAGAAGCCTGGTGGAGCCCAAGCCTCACACCAGTTTGCATTGTCGTATGGAAGATTTTTTGGAGGTCAATTAGTTAATGCTTCGATGAAATCATCTGGGCTACAAAGAATATTTAATTCAAAAATAGCAAAGGCGCTTCATGTTCCAATGAATATTAAAAAGGTGCAATATAGCTTCACCCCTGGTAAAATAAGGGTACAGGCAGACGCATCATTACATGCAGCATTTGGAGGCTCACTATGACCGTAGATTATAAAGTAGACGCAATGTTTGAGCTCCGTAAATTTTTATGGAAAGAATTAAAAGCGGCTGGTATATTTGATGCCTACGATTATTATTCAGATAACCTGGGTACAGAAATTATACCTATTATCCCAGTACAGCAATCCCCAGAAATGGATCAATTTTTAAATGGCAAGAAGCATATTGTCTATGACAAGATAGGACTTTCATTTGAAGACATCTGGCTATTGGCCTGCGAGAAAATTCTTTTTACCATATATTCGACAGATGTCACAGAAATCTATGAAATAAGAAACCTCATGATGGACCTATTCAGAAGAATGGACGAATCGGCCCAAGATGTAAATAACTCAATTGGGCCAAGTAAACTAAAATTCCATAGTATTCATGTTATAGAAACATCACCCATAGAGCCCTCCCTAGAATTAAAGGGCTTCATGTCAACAGATGTGATACTAGAGGCCAAATATTCCAGGGTAACCGATAAGGCTGGAAGATACCTATAATTTGCTTTTAGTCTAGTTGTCCAGTAAAATTAGCTAAGAGGAAAAAGCCTAGCCAGCTTTGATTTAGATTAAAACGTAAGTCAATATATATATTTATTTAATGGAGGTAATACAAATGGCATCAGCCAAAAATATTCTAGTTGGAGCTTCTCCACTATTCTTGTCAGCACTTGATTCAACATCAGCAAACTACAAGGATGACATGGAGCCAGGTTCAACCGATGGTGTAAGCTTTGTTACAAAGAACCCAGCAGCAACACCAGCAGTACCAGCAACAGTACCATACGCAGACACACTTAACTTGGTAGCAAACCAAGCAAAGTGGAGAAACGTTGGATTCACAAATAACGGTCTTCAAATTACTTATAACCCATCATACGGTTCAGTAACAGTAGATCAGCTTCTTGACTCAGCAAAGCTTTTCAAAGAGTCAATGGAAGTTATGATTGCAACAGAGCTTGCAGAAGGTACTCTTGAGAACGTTCTTGCAGTATTCGGACAGGCTGGATCAGCAGCAACAACAGGAACAACAGACTCAAAGACATCTACAATTGGTCTAGAGGCAGGAGCTCTTGGTATTGCACCAACAGAGCGTCAGCTAGTAGCAGTTGGACAGGCACCTACAGAAGGCGTAACAAAGGCAGAGCGTGTATATTATGCTCGTCGTGTTCTTTCTGTACAACAGTCACAGTTCTCACTATCACGTAACGCAGCAACAACATTCCCAGTAACCTTCCGTTTGCTTCCAGTAGAAGCAAAGCAAGGCAAGGAATACGGCGTTATTGTTGACCGTGTCCTAGTAGCATAATTAATTAATTTAATTAATAGAATGCCCCCTAAGAAATTAGGGGGTTTTCTATTGCTCTTGTATTTTGGATATGATACAATAATTAAGACAAGATCCTAGGAGGATTAAATTGGCAACTACAGTATACGACGTTGAAGAGATTCAACTACAAAATGGCGCAACAGTTAAACTTAAGCCTTTAACAATTAAAGAGCTTCGCAAGTTTATGATAGTCATTCAAAAGACAGCAGAAGTAACATCAGAAGACGAAACACTAACAATTTTAATTGAAGCATGTGCAGTGGCTTTAGAAAAGCAGCTACCAGAGCTAGTTAAAGATATCGACGCATTTGAAGACACACTTGACGTTCCAACAATCAATCGCATTCTCGAAGTATGCGGAGGAATTAAGATGGACGACCCAAACCTTCTAGCGGCAACGGTACTGGCTGGGCAGAACTAGATTTAGCCGCATTAGAAGGGGAAGTCTTTCTTCTAGGTAATTGGAAAAATTACGAAGAGTTAGAAGATAGTCTTTCAATGCCAGAGATGGTCCAGACCTTTAAATCAATGCAAAAAACTGAAGAAGAGAAAAGAAAATTCTTAGCTTTAATTCAGGGTGTTGAACTAAATGGAAGCAGTAATGAAAATGAGGAGGGATCAACCTTCGAAGATGTTAAAAGAAGAGCACTTGGTATAAATGCATCAGCAGATGATGTTGTTTCATTACAAGGTGGTTTTGCAGCAGAAGCTGGATTTGGCATCGGAGCAGGATTAGGATACTCTATAGAGTAACATATATATATGGCAGATAATATAATAACGACCAATATTACCGCCCACGCAGACTTCACGAGCTTAAGAGCTCAACTAGCTGCGGTCACTGCCCAACTCATAAAACTGCAAGAAACAACAGCGGGAACAAACGCAAAGCTAGCAAATCAAATTGCTGTAATGAACAAGTCGTTTGCAACAACGCTGACATCAACAGGACAGTTCTCGCAACACTTTGTATCCCTATCATCAGACGTAGACAAGTTCGGCAAGAACTTAGATAGAGGCCGTCTCAAGCTCAACGATTATTATAATGCTTGGAACGGCCATACAAGGAAAACAAGTACTTTAATTAGAGACCTGGCCAAGCAGCAAGTAATGCTTCAGCAAGCCATAGTTCAGCCTGTAGGCAAAAATGCACAAGGACAAATGCAATATAATGTTATGGTTGCAAAAGGTCTTGATGAAATAAAGAATAAGATGGCTATTGCTAGACAAGAAGCTGCAATAATGAACAAGGTAATGCTTGACGGATCAAACCAGCTTATTAACTGGGGTAAGAATACACAGTGGGCTGGTCGCCAACTAACAGTAGGATTAACAGTTCCTTTAGTTATGTTTGGTTCGGCAGCACAAAAAGCATTTAGAGAAGCAGACGCAGAATTAGTAAGACTAACAAAAGTTTATGGTGGACTCGCAGCAACTTCATCTGCAGACTTAGCACGAGTAAGAAAAGATGTCACCGACACAGCAAGAGAAATTGCTAGCTCTTATGGAGTTGCTTATAAAGAAACAATTGCGCTTGCCGCAGACTTAGCAGCAACTGGACAGCAAGGCAACGACTTGATAGCAGCAACACAACAAACAACAAGACTTGCAGTGCTTGGTGAAGTTGACAGACAAGATGCAATGAAAGCAACTCTTGCTATTCAAAATGCATTTAAGCAAAGTACAGACGAGCTCGCACAATCTATTGACTTCCTAAACGCAGTTGAAAACCAGACATCAACAAACCTTGCAGATTTAACTGAAGCTATTCCAAAAGCAGGACCCGTAATTAAATCTTTAGGTGGAGATGTAAAAGACTTAGCTCTTTATTTAACTGCGATGAAAGAAGGTGGAGTAAATGCTGCTGAAGGCGCAAACGCAATCAAATCAGCAATGGCATCACTTATTAATCCAACAAAAGTTGCAACAGAACAATTTGCAGGATTCGGAATTGATTTAAAAGGTATTGTGAATGACAATGCTGGAGACTTAACTGCAACAATATTAGAATTACAAGGAGCTCTAGATAAACTTAATCCGTTAGATAAGTCTAGAGCAATTGAGCAGCTATTTGGAAAATTCCAGTTTGCAAGAATGTCGGCCTTATTTGAAAACCTAGGAAAGTCTGGTTCACAGACACTTCAAGTTATGGATTTAATGAAGGCAAGCGTGACAGACCTTGCAGCAATTTCAGAGCGAGAATTAAAGATGATGACAGAGTCAGCATCTGGGCAATTTAAAAGAGCCTGGGCCGCAGTTCAAGCAGATCTAGCTGCTGCTGGTGAGCAATTTTTAAGAATAAGTACAACGGTGTTAAAAGTTGTTGACTCAATAATAAGATTCTTCCAAAAGCTTCCTGAGCCAGTTAAAACATTATTGAATGTTTTAGGAGGATTTACAGCAATTGCTGGTCCTCTTATTATGTTGGCTGGTGTCATGGGCAACTTTATTGGCTATGTCATCAAGGGAATATTTCATTTAAGACAACTAGCAAAAGGTGGACAAGGCTTCAAGTTACTAACACCAGAAATTATAGCCGCAGATGCAGCCGCTAAAGGTCTTGCAACATCATTCTACTCAGATACAGAAGCAACAATTGTTTTATCAAATGCGGTTAATACCCTAGCTGAATCATTTAAGAATTTAGAAATAAAAGCCAATGCAGCAAAAGTTTCCGTGCAGCCAGCAGTGTCAACAGTAGCAGGCGGAGTAATTATGGCAGCAGGGCCTGCTGGAAGAGTTGTAGATAAAGATAACCCATTAGTTGGTAGACCATATTCAAGAGACATGTCGCATTTAATCCCATCTGGAAATCCACAAGATGGAACAATATTTGGAACTGTCCCAGGAGCAAAGCCAGTAAATATAAGAGTCGGTAGAAACCCACAGGCTTATATGGATGCCGATCTTCCAAAGATACCTGGACTGACATCAATAGGAGGAACATCCACAGGAATTGTTGCAGCAGAAGCTGCAAAATGGCATGCAATGACAGCAGCCATCTCCATGCAGTCAGAGGCAGAGCTTAAACTATTAAAGGCAGAAGTAATGGCAACAGGAACCGTTACATCAAGCCTATCCGATTCCTATCAAGCATTATTGCCAGAGTTTAGCCAAATAACAGATCTTGCAGCAAAAGAAACTGCAGCAATCGTGCAGCAAGTTCAAGCAAGCAAGATAACAGTAGAACAAGCTAGAGCAAGAATTATTTCATTAAATGCAACGGTAGAAGCAATGCTTGCAGAAACAACAAGACTAACTGCAGCAGGCATGGGCAGAACAGCAAATCTAACAACAGTCCCACTAACTTCTCAGCCAGTAGTAGATCCAGTTACAGGAAAATCTAATATGAAAGAAATGTTTCATAAAGGACCTACAAAAGCAATGGTTGATAGAATTGCAAGAGCTCTTGGCGGAGTAAGAACATCTGGTGCGGGATACAATATTGAAACAACAAAGCCAAAGTTTGCAAAGGGAGGCTTTGTTCCAGGAACTGGTAACACAGACACATATCACACTACAGCAGAGCCTGGCTCATTTGTAATTAATAAAGCTGCAACCGAAAAACATCTTCCATTAATAACAAATATACTTGGAGGAAAATCTTATTATGCACAAGAAGGCGGACAGGTCCCAGTTGTATTAACCCCTGGAGAAGCCGTTATTCCAGCCAGCTTTGCTAAAAGGAATATGCCTTTAATGTATGAGTTAAATGGCGGACCTGGAAATACATCTGGAAGCGGAATGCATGAAACTGGCGGAGAAACAGCTTTTGAAAGAAGTCACGTTTCCGAAGCATCAGCCGCTGACATTAAAAGAGTGCGGGCAACAAGAGGCTATGCTAATTCTGTAAGTGTCGGTAGAGGAATTCCAATTTGGATGAGCAGAGATGCAAATCAAGAAACTCGATCAGTTGGAAAGGGAATGACAGGCCCACAATTAGCAAAAGAATTTAGAAAAGCAATTGCAGCAGGAAGACACCCATTTGAACCATGGATGACTGCAGCTCAAGGTTTAGGCGGAGATCCAAGAAATAATACTCAATTTAATAAAGTATTTAATGAAATGCTTAAAAATCTTGAAAAAGACACTAGAGTATTTGGTGGTAAAAATGGAGTAATGACATTTGAAAAATGGTTTGAAAAAGAAGTAATTGGATCGAAATCCTTTAAAGATATAAGGGTTGGAGATAGATCATTCAAATCAATATTTAATTCAGTTCTACAGCCTATGGGGCCAAGAGATGGAAAGCCTATTGCTGCATTAGAAACACTTGTTAAATCCAGAACTGGTTTAACTACAATTGAAAATTCAAAACTGGCTGGTCTTGCAAAAGGAATGCTAGGAACATTTAGTGGAAGCTCATTTAACGCAAGCAGACAAAGACTTGCAATAATGATGTCAAGAGCATTTCTTAAAAGAAATTCAGGCGGCTCTATTCCTGGGGGAACTGTAGAAAGAGGAAGATACGGATATGGCAAGCCTTTCTTTGTTGGCATGCCAAGATCTATTAAACAAGTTGAAGCACAAAGAGCGGCAAGAACAGCAATGGAAAGAGCAAGCACTGCTGTATCGGAATCAAGATTTGCAAAGAAGCCAGTAACTCAATATGGAGAACTATTGTCTCCGACCACAGGAAGAAGTTTTCCTGTAGCAGGAGTTGGGGGCCTATACATGAAGGGCGACGAAAAGGTATTCGTTAAGCCAGTGTTAGATGAAAGAGCAGCTTTGGCAGAAATGAGAGCAACAGAAATTGCTCGTGATGTTCATGGCCTACATGCTCCAAAACAAAAAATTGTTGTTATGCAAGACCCTACTGATCCAACTGGTAAAAGAAAGCTATTGGCACTTGAATCAAAATTTGATCCAAGCCTAGCAGCTACAGATGCAAAATTTACAACAGATCAATACTTTAGACAATTAGTTGCATCAGCATTACGTGGGGACAAAGATTTAGGAAAAGGCAATTTGTCTGGAAATGTTCTTTCAGATGTAGGCCCAGCTGGAGTATTCTCAGCAGCATCTGGGCTTAGAGGATACGCATCCATGATGCCTTCAGTAAAAGAGCAGGCCTATATAAATCTATTAGGAAGAAAAGGCAGCGGGGCTAAGAAGTTCTTTGCTGAGTCAACCCACCAGATACCAAAAGGAATGACAGCCGATGAATATCATAATCGTATGCTTAAAGAAATTGAGAGTGCTTTACCAAAGCTTAAGCAAACGGTTTCAAGATTTGATTTAAACCCAGAAGAAAAAGTTGTTTATGAAGCAATGATTAAAAGACTTTCTGATGCAAGAGGTGTTAACTGGAAAGAGCTTCATGGAATTCACTCTGGCTTACAAATTTCACCAGAAAAACAAATGACACCAGCGGCCATAGCAAAGATGGTTGCAGCAGATGAACTAAAGCGTAGACAGTCTGGTCACTCAGCAAGTCTTTCAGACAATGCCTTTAAGACTGATGCAAATGGATTCTGGCTTGGTGGCATGGTTCCAGATGCATCTGGTGGAGATAAGGCCTTAATGCAAGGAGATATGTTCCAGCATGATGTATTAAGACCAGGGTTTAGATTTGGTGGATTGCTTGAAGCATTAACAAAAGGCAAAGCAATGCATAAAATTGGTGCAGGATTTGGAAAAGATTCTACTGGCGGATGGGGAGTAACATCCTTACAAATAGGAATGGCTGAAAAGCTTTTTGGGTCTACTGGACTAACAAAGAGAACACAAAAAATTCTTTATGATAAATTTGCAGCGCAGCTTGCTAAAGAAATGCCATATGGATATTCAAAGAATGCACAAGGGCATTTAATAAAAGCATTAGAGCCAGACGTTATGGACTCTGTAATAAGATCAGCAGCCTCATCTACCCTGTCAGCACCAGAGGGAAGAAAAGTGCTTTCTACAATAGATAGAGAAATTCTTAGAAAGAAGTTTGCAAACTGGGAGTCTAAAAAAGATACACCTCTAACAGAAACTTTGAAGCAGTTAGTATTTGGAATAGAAAAAAGAGAAATGGGCGGACCAGTTAATGCTGGGCAGCCATACATTGTTGGAGAAAAAGGACCAGAGCTATTTGTTCCAAGAAATGCTGGTGGGATAGTTCCAAACGGATATGCAACTGGTGGCAAAATTATAAATGGCTATAATGCTGGTGGCATTGTAGCAATGCTAAAACAATTAGCACTAATCATAGGTTTAAGCGAAGGAGCCAAGTTTGCTGGCAATAAGGTTGGTGGAACTCCTGGAGACATGTTGTCTATGGTTGGTCAATTCTTACCTTTCTTAATAATGGGTAACGCAATGCCAAAGGGTGGTGGCAAAGGAATTGGAAACATGTTCCCTAAAGCTACAAAGCCTATTGGAGCAGCTAAAGCAGTTGAAGGTGTTTTTGTTAACGGAAAGCCTTTAATGAATGCAACAAAGTATGGAACACAGCTAGATAAACTAACTAAAAGCTCTAATATTTTTTCTAAAACATTAGGAATGTCATTAAAGATGTTTACAAGATTCAATCTTGCTCTTGGAACACTTGCAGTTGGTGGGCAGTACGCATGGAAAAAATGGCAACAGCATAACGAGGCTCTAAGATTAAATGCATTAGGATATGGAATGACAGCTGAAGCTGCCTCAAAAGCAGGACTTAAGTTTACAAACTTTAATGATAAAATTAAAGAAGCAATCAACAATGCAAAAGCATTAAGAGAAAAAAATACTCTTCTCTATGAAAGCATGAAGGGGTCTGGCACTCCATTAAAAATTACAATTGAAGAATACAAGAAATTAAAAAAAGAAGTTAAAGAAAATTATTCTGATCAAGTAGCTCTTATTAATCAAACAGGCAACAACTCAGAAAAACAAAAAGCTTTAGCAATAAGGCTCAAAGAACAATTAATTGCTATGGGAATGTCTGCTGAAGATGCTGCTAAAAAGATATACACAATGTATGCAGCCTCAGACTTTGCTCCCAATGCAGCCGCGTGGACAGTTAGATCACAAGGATTCAGAGATATTAAAGATACTGCCTCAGCTGCAGCTCAAGCAATAGAAGATTTAACTACTGCAATGGAAACTAATCGTGATGCAACTGAGCAGGCCAACCAGCTAAATACAGCAATGATGGCTTTATCTACGGACGTAGAATCTAGACAAGCAAAAGCATTAAAAGAAGCACGAAAGCAAGCCAATAAAGATGGCACTTATCTTTCAACGGGCGATGAAAAACAAATAATGCTTGATCAAGAGCAAGCGGCTATTGATGCAATTAATGCTAAAGTAGAAAATCAAGTATATTTGACTAAAGAAGTTGTAGACGAAATGGCCAAGATAGATCCAGCCATTAGACAAATTGTTAATGAGCAGGATACCGCTTTGTCTTTATGGCAAAAAACAAGAATTCAAGTTAAGGGATATACTGGAGATCTTAGATCGCTTAATGCCCAACAGACAAACGACTTATACAAATTACAAATAGCGTTAGGCAAATCAATAGAGGCTGCAAACAGAGCACCTGGGGGAGCGCTAGAAAAGCAGTATAAAGAATTAGATAAAAATAAAAAACTACAAGCCGCTTATGAAAAAGCAGCAAGAGGACAGTCAGTTGCACAGCAAATATCAGATAGAGATAAGATAGCATCTCTGCAAAAACAAATAGATGCCAATAATAAATTAACCGAGTCAAGACTTAAGGCATTGGATGCTGCAAAGCAAGAGGGGGATATTGCTAGAGAAATTGCAAAGAAGCAGGCAGAGTATGATGCAGCGCTTGCAACTGGCAACATAGCTGGAGCACAACAAGCAAGCCTAGATATTCAGGGTTACCAAAGCGACCTTCAATATAATGCTCAAAAGAAATCTCTTGAAGATTCAAACATACTTCAGAACCTACCACTACAAAAATTAATTGAAGCAATTCAAGGAAAGCAACAAGGTATATCTGATAAGGCAGCACTTGCGTCCGAAAAATTAGGAGATCTTTCTACAACAATTACTAAACAAGAAACTGCAATTAGCGATGTAAATAGCGCAATGCTAAACTGGGAGATTGAATTATTAAAACAACCAGAAGCAGAAAGAGCAAAATGGAAAGCAAGCAAGCAATCTGAAACAATGCTTGCTGCTGTTGCAGATGCTGCAAAAGCGGCAGGAATTAAACTTAACGGATTAAAGGATCTTGATTTTGCCAAGGGTCTTGTTGAGGGAATTGATAAGAAGCTTGGAGCAGTTAGCACAATAGGTATTGATGGAAATGTTACTATAGTCCTTGCAAATGGGCAGCAGTTAAATATAGGTAATGGACGAGGCAATGGAACAAAAGATACTCCATTTGATTTAGGAAAAGTTGGAGAAGGAACAAATACTATATCTGGTGCAACCGTAGCAAACTGGGGACATTCGGTACTAGATAAGGGACCACTTGGAATTAGTCAACAGCTCAAGGGGCTTGCACATGAAAAAGGTATTCTTCCTGGACAGTTCTTCTCAGTAACAGATAAAGATGGGAAAGTTTCTGTCTTTAAAATGCGAGATGATGGAGGCTTGACTAGACAAAATAATCCATACAAAAAAGCAGATGGTGGACATATTGTAGGAGCTGGAACAGCGACATCTGACTCTATCCCAGCATATCTTTCAAATGGTGAATATGTAATTAAAGCAGATTCTGTAAAGAAATATGGAGTAGACCATTTCGATGCACTAAATGCTGGTAAGTATGCACAAGGCGGTTTAATAAATTCAGGCCCTCAATCTGAGCACAAGAGCTCATTTGGAAATGGGTCTACAAATGTAAATGTAAATATGCAGGGCGGAAAGTTAATGGGCCCAATAGAGGCATGGCAAGAAGCTAATAAACAAGTTGTTAAAATTGAAGTTCCTCCAATTACCGCTAATTTTGCTACCAACTCTTATGTGTTGAATAAAGAACAAAGACTAGAGCTTCAAAAGATTGCTTCGGATCTTCTTAAGCATAAACTAGACTCACTAGTTGTTGAAGGACATACAGATTCAGTAGGAAAAGGAAAAGACAATAAGATCCTTTCACAAAATAGAGCAAAGGCAATTGCAGAGTACCTGTCAAAATTTGTTCCTGGCACAGGATTCATCCCAGTAGGATATGGAGAGTATAGACCACTTGTTCCAAATTCAAATGCTGAAAATAAGGCTAAGAACAGAAGAGCAGAACTAATTCTCCCAGATAAATACAAAACAATTTATCCAGAGTACAAGCCTGAAAAACATGAGTACATGTTAAGTAAGGGCCGCATTGAAGGCAGCGGAGCGATCCTTAGCACAAATGGCCAGCTAATTGGCACAAATGGAACACTGACTAGTGGCGGATCAATGCAGTCAGCCATAAACTGGGGCAAGCTATTTAAGAAAGTCAAGAAAGCTATTGGCTTCCATACAGGCGGACCAGTAGGTCATCGTCACGGAAGAAACTTACCAAAGACTAAACCATCTCCTACACCATCTCCTACAAACAGGTATATGACAGTAGAGGAACACCGCCAGCTGCAGGGAATGAATCTTGAAAACAATGGAAGCGCTTCTAAGCCAAATGGCAATGCTTCAGGTATGCAGCCTGGGGATAAATGGAATAATAGACATATAACACAATCAGTTGGAAAATGGCTCATTAATAGCATGAATCCAGTAGCTCCAATTACTAATATGTTGCCAAAAAACATAAGAGATTCTATGGCAAATCCAGCGTACTCAGTATTTGGGCAGCCATTTGAAGAAATAATAGCAGGAAGCCCAACCAAGGGAGACTGGTTAAATGCAGCCTTAACTTTTATTCCATTTGGAAAAATTGGATCAGGGATAAAAGCAATCCCTAAAACACTAAAAACAATTAAGCAAATTCCTACAGCAATTAAAGTTGGAAGTAAGCTAAAAGCTGGTAATTTTGATGACCTAATAAATATAGGAAAGTCTACAGCAGGAAAGTCAAGGCCGTCTATAATGAAGGCTGCTGATGGATCTGTACATTACATGAAGATTATGCAGGATGTAATGGAAGGTGCATTTGAAGTAACTGGTTCCACAATAGCTAAAAGATTTAAAATGCCAAGTACTGACAACATCTTGGGCACTTGGAAGAACTTGTCTGTCATATTAAGTAAAGATTTTGCATCAAAGGGAATGAAAACGCTAGAAGATGCTGGTGCAATGTTGCCACACGGATTCCTTGACATGGATTGGCTTAAAGCTAATGCTTCAATGAAAAGCTTTGGAAAGATGAGAGCAGTCTCATCCATACTAGGGCACGGAGACATGCATCCAGGCAACCTACTGCTTAAGGGCAAAAAAACTCTTGGAGCATTTGACTGGGGAATTATAGATAATTTGACTAACCCAGCTGAAACAGCGTGGAAAGCGGGCAGCACCCTAGTTGGAAAACAAGCTTCTCAATTTACTAAAGGCTTCTCTTCTGTAAGAAAGTCAATAGCTAAGCAAGGCCCAGAGAAATTCATAGATGATATTTTAACTAAGAGCGGAATTACTGACGAAGGACAGTTGAAGGTTCTACGTATAGTACTTGAAAGAAATGTAAAGTCTTTATTAGATTTGAATATTCCTGGCAGATTCCATAAGGGCGGAGCAGTAGGACATAGACATGGAAGATCTCTTCCAAAAAAGAAAAATTGGTTTCAAAACTATGTCTCTGATTTAACTCAAAGCCAAGATGAAGCACAAAAACTTCTTTCTAAATCTCCACTTACTTCATGGATGAGTGCAGATCCTCTTGGAGCAAAATCTATTTTTAGAAATATTGCTGGTCAGGGTAGGAGTGGTGATACTTTAAACTCAATACTTTTCCCTTTAAACTTCCTTGGAATGGGGTCTGCTAAAGGTGCGGTAGTTAAGCCAGTGGGTAGTATGCTAGGAAAAATTACAAAGCCGCTAACCAGTATGCTATCAAGAATAAAAGATTCAAGGTCTGTTGTAAAAATAAAGTATCCATTAGATGTTGCTGCACCGTCTGCAAAAATGCTAGGATCAGCAGCACTAAGAGCCGCACAACAGACACCTCAAGGCATAACAAATCTTTTAAGATCTGGATTATGGAAGACATTTGGTGCAACAAAATTAGGACAAAAAGCGCTATACAAAATACCTAAAATTGCTGGGTTTAGACCCTACAGTCCAATGGGCATTGGATCTGTATTTAAAAATACATCTGATTATGTTAGAAGAACTGGTAAGAGTTTTTTTGATGATATTACAAATCGACCACATTCTGCCCCATCTCGTACTGGTGCTCCAACTGGAGCCAAGGCTTGGGATGATTGGGCAGACTATAGCAAGATTGGAAAAACAAATCCGCAAGAAGCTTTTGGTGAGCTTTTTGGGCTACTATCTAATTTAACTAAATCAGTAGCCCTAAAACCTATCGTTAAAATTGGCACCAAGGCAAAATCAAAAATAACTTCTAGTATTGATGCTAAAAGAAACTCATTAAAATTCTTTAAACAATTTATAGTTCCATCAAAATCTTCATTTAATCCAAAACAAGCAATATCAAATTTCCTGTATAGATACACTCCATACGGATCAATGAAAGCTAAGACATTATTAAAGACAGGAGAAAGAGAAGGAAGTTGGTCCCCTTCAGCAGTTGATCCAAGCTCAGGACCAGAAATGTTTGAAACACTTAAACAACTAGCAATGCGCCCATTTTATCATGGTGGTATTATGCCAGAAACGCTTATAAATAGATCAACACCTGGTGTTCTAGGAAATCCAGTAGATGACCTATTTGCAGCTAAGCATAGCATGTTTGGAAATCTATTTGATTTTGATTTGTTCACTACAGCTTCAAAAGGAATGTCTGCTTCATATTCAAAAACTAAAAATACTGTAAATGTATTTAGTGAAGAAGCAGGAAACATATATGAAATGTTTTTCAAAAAACTTGCTGGAAAGAGGACTCTAGATTTACGTGGCGGAGAAAAATCAATTTGGTCTCAAAACAAAAGAGCTTATGCCGCTCTAGAAGCGTTTTTAGCTAAAGCTCATGGAATTGAAACTGCAAGATTGATGTTAGCAGGAGAAAGAATTCCTGGCAAGGCATTCAGCTCACTTGGTAGAGCAAGAGACAGTTTCTTGCAGGGAGAAAATCTAAGGCTGGCCTTTACTAAGCTAGGTCCAAGAGGATTTAAATACATTATTGATACTCTTGTACACGAAGGCGGCAGAAATACAAATTCTGTATCGCATCCAGTTATAGCATCACTAGCTCCTCAAAGAGTGGTTAGTGGATTTAAAAAAATATTAGATGGAACAGATCTAGGATTTTTTGATTCTTTAAATTTAAATAAAGTAAACTTTTCTAGAGTTACATCTGAATTAGAAAAAACACTAACAGAAATTGTTACAAGAAGTGTTGATCAAAAAGACAAGCTTGGTAAAGTTCTGCCATTCTTAAAGGCAGGGCATTTTGCAAACGGTGGGATAGCTGGATCTAGATACAATATACCTAAATTTGAAACTGGAATAAATAGCGTACCAGCCGACATGCTTGCAATGCTTCATAAGAATGAAGCCGTTGTTCCTGCAAATATGAACCCCTTTAATCCAAACGCTAATAATGCTACAATGGGTGGAGCAACATATAATATTACAAATAATATTAATGGATTCGATGGGGACATAAATCAATTGTCAAATATAGTAACACAAAAGACTATTACAGCAATAAAGACTCTTGATTCCCGCAATTCTAAAATGACTGGTTCATCAATGACCGTAGGAGTTAAATAATGGCAGTTCTAGCATTACCAATTGGGGCCCTAATATCATTTGAAAATACTGCAGTTACTCCTGTAGTTTGGCAGGCACTGAGTGAGCACAATAGAGCAAGTGCCACCCTAGATGTACAAAGAATTGAAAAAACTCAAAGAATGTCAAATGGAACATTAAGAAAGATATTCATTACTGATAAGCAAATGCTATCTGTAAGCTGGTCAGCACTACCAAGCTATTCTAGTATGACAGTAGATGGCAACTGGGGAGCAATGGACATTAAAGATTTTTATACTGGCGCATCGGGTCAGGGCACAGTCAAGGTAAAGATTTCACCAAATGGATCGGCTGAAAAAGAAAAAACAATGATAATGTCATTTACCTCATGTAGTTTTACGGTAACAAAAAGAAATGTAAGGATTGGTGGAGTGTTTAAAAATTCAAGCATAACTGCCATATCGTATGCGGCTGGAGTAACAACATATACAGGTAAAAATAGTTTTGCGGTTGGAAATAAAGTTAAGGTATCAGGAGCGACATTTGCAGCGTATAATGGAGTATTTACTGTAACAGCAGCAACATCAACATCATTTACTGTTGCAGGAACTATAGCTGGAACACCTGCCTCATCTACAGCATCCGCCATCACAGTTCTGCCAGATGCACAAGAATTCTGGGATGTATCTATAGCACTGGAAGAAGTTTAATGATTACGGGATCACCAGGGCTACTTAGCTATATAAATACGTCCCAGTCATTTAAGATGACTAATGGATGTACATTTGAATATAACATGAATGATTTGATTGATGGCGTTACCATGCGTGGTCCCAACGGAACAGCAGAAAATCCTGCAGGTGACTTACAGGTAACAAAAACAGATTCTTATGGGAATACATATCGACCATTTGAAAAGCTATTTCCAATAACTAGCATAATAGATCCAAGAAGGCCAAAGTTTTCTGGGATTCAATACATGATTGATGGAGATAGAAGCGTAAGAGCAAACCTAGAAAGCGGAATAGGGTCCAAGCAATCATATGCCTCGTCAAGTTCTTTTAATAAAAGATTATACTTTTCAAGTACGCAATTACCATATAAATATTGGGTATCCCCATCTGTAGTTCTCAGTCCAACTGGTGACACATCTTTAACTAATTGCACATTGACAGTCGAGTATCCAATTTTAAAAACAGCGGCAGCAAATAAAATAGTTGTTAAATTTGAAACCTCTCATTCAATACCAACAGAATGGAGCCTAGAAGCAACAGATAAAGATGGCACTAAAACAACAATCTACAATGGAACATCTGCTGGTATTGTTAACGGAGTCATTAACATATACTACAATGGCCTTCCTACATGGACAACTGTCGAAGCTGATCTAGATACTCAAAAGTCTATTGACATACATAAATTAAAATTAGAAGTAAAAAAGATTAGTGTACCAACATCAACCACAGTAGATACAAGCACTGCTCCAAAATTAGGATTTCTTGGAATGGTTGAGCTGTCAGCAAGATATGTTATTGATATAAGCGACAGAGTAGAATCATTTAATATATCTGCAAACTCATCTGACAAGGTTGACGGGCTTGTTCCAGTTGGAGATGTTACTGCAAACTCAATGAGAATTTCAATAAATGCTTATGACAAAGCATATGAAAATTATGATAAAGTTAATTCATTTAATAAGAATAAAATTAATTTATATAAAAATGTTATTGTAAAGCCCTATGTAAGAGTAGACATGGAAATAATTAAACTAGGAACTTTCTACATAGATTCTTATAGTGCTGACGAATTCGGGCTAGTCGATATAATGTCATTGGACGGGGCCAGAGAGCTTCAGTATATAAAGCCACCAGACATAGTTACATCAGACATGTCTTCAGTTGCAATAATAAGAAGGCTGTTAGATTCAATTGGCTTTACAAATTATCAATTTAATTTATCTGATGACGACACATCTACGATAACGCCTTTTCATTGGTATACAGACAAGGAAAAAACTGTATGGCAACACATACAGGATTTATGTAAAGATACTCAAACAGTAGCAATTTTTGATCATAACGATATCTTGCAGTTTTACCCTAGAGATAAAATATTTGCAAAAGATAATCCAATTCAGGCTTCTTTCAGGTACTCAACAAAATACTCGGGCTCTGTTGCAAATTTAGCAAACATATCTTCTTTGTCTATTGACAATGTCCCATCAGTAAAAGCAATTAAAGTTTTATATAGTCCGCAGCTAAGCTCATCTTATTTAGTAAACGCTGACAATCTGTATACATCCCCAGTGGTAACATTGGGTGCAGCAGCTTTAACAGACGATCTTCTACCAGTAGCTCCAAAATGGAACGAGGATAAGCCAGACCTATATGCAAAAGATGGAGTTATAAGATTACAGCCAGTTGTTATATCAGGACAAGAAAAACAATTTTATTCATTTACTGGATACTTAGTTGTAGAAAAAGAAATTATTGAATACGATGCAATATTGTATGAATTTATTCCGCTAGGCGCAGAAGCATCCGAATCAAAATGGATAACTTCTGAAACCGATATTCAAAAATACCAAGGCCTAGCTAAGCCAAATACATTTAAACCAACTGGTATTTATAGAATAAAAGCTAGAAATGTTTTTGAAGTAGTTAAGCCTACGGATACAGAATCTTTAACCCACAAAGTAAACTTAGATTTGCTTACAAATGAATGGGAAGGCAGAAAATGGACATCAACTGCAGGAACATTTGGCGCTAAAGATAATTCTATATTCACATTGGCCGAGGTGTTAGTAAAAAAAGATGACAAGGGCAATATTATAAAAGATCCAAAAAATCTTTTAAACTCTATACCAAGATCAATGATGACAATCTTTGCACCCCTGCATACAGAAAAGCCAAATGAAGATCCGTCAAAACCAAATGTAATTACTCCAAACGAGATATATTCAATAGTAACCCAGAATGCAAAATTTTTAGGAACAGTAACTGCAGATAGCAATGACAGCTTTGCAATTGGAACAAATATGTATTTCCCATTATTAGTTGATGAAGTATCTCAAAAGGCAACTGGTAATCAAAAAACAATATCTGGCATTGCATTCTCTTTAAATGCAGATAATACAAGTGGATATATGTTGACAATAGGAACCTCTCAAAATGCAACGGTAGATAAGAGTTATAGAGATGTTAATTTTTATAAAATAGTTGCAGGTAAGCCTGTAAAAATGACAACATCTCAAAAAGAAACAGATGGAACAATTATAACTAACATAAATGGTGGAGAGCTTTATAGAATTGACATAAAGGCAAACTGGTCAAAACCAACTGGGCAAACAAAAAAAGCCCTAGCTTTAAAGATATCAATTAATAATTCAGTTATTGCTGTAATTGATACCGACCCGCTAGTCATAACAGAAAAGATTGGGCTGCTTTCATTACAAGGAATATCTGCATTTGATTATGTATATACAACATCAATTGCAAAAGAAGAGTTTCTTTCAAAAGACGAGTACAATTTATATAAAGGTTTTCTTGGCGGAGCCTCTTCTGTAATAAAAACTTTTGGTGACTTTATATTTAATAAAGGGGCAACGATAGCTACCGTATCATGGCTTAGAGAGTTTGGCCCAGTAGCTAGAGAATTAAGAAGAATTAAAGCAAGATATGCAACCCCTGGATTTCCAAGATATACTCAGCTAGTAAATAATGATGATGTAACTGTTGTTGGAACAGCTCTTGATCCGTTTACGATGGACACCTTTGTTTTAAATAACACTGGAGCATTTACATCACTTGCTAATGGAGAAGAAAAGCAATTTATTGTAGTTGGAGACTTTATAACTCCATCGGACCAGTTTGAATATATTGATCCTACCCTAACTGATGAAGATAAAAAGGAGCAGGTTGCGTTTGACTCTACATGGATCCAAAGAGAAGATGAGGCAAAAGCCCTTGCAAAATGGATGACAAATCAATGGTCAAAGCAACAAAAGGTTTTGACTCTTCAAACTTTTGTTAACCCGCTATTGCAGGTGGGAGATGTTATTGAGATATCCTACCCAGATAATAAGATATACTCCTCAGAAGATGTTGGTATACCAACTGGATATTCCGCAAGCAAATTTGTCATATTGTCACTGGATAATACGTATGACTCAGCCTCCCCCCCAACAACAAGTATAGTTTGTAGATCGATTTATACTGGATGAAATGGTAGAATGTAAATATGAGTTATAACATTAGACAGACATCTTCGTCAACGGCAAAGCCTCAAAAGCTTTTCCTTTTTCCAGGTGACCCATTAATTGATGTCCTGAAGCCAGACTACTATGTAATAGTATCTCCATCTTCTTTTGATCAAGGGGTGGTCTCTGGTGATAACGATGAACCAGTTGATCCGCCACTACCAAACGAATTTGAGCCTCCAAATCTTGAGGATATTACATTAGTAAGTAAAAAGCTTATTACGGATAAAAATAAAAATCAGTATATCGAGTTTATTTTTAACATTAAAAATCACGTAGGAGATCAAGTTGTGGGGGTAAATGCATATGGACAGTAAAATTTCTGGAGAGTATATCTTTTATGAAGACGGAAAAGAAATTGCAAGATCTAAAAATATTTTAACTAAGTTTGGGAAAAGGTATATAACTCAATACTTAGCTGGCCAATCGCCAACTTCATCTAAAGACATTGCTTTGGGCATAGGCTCCACCCCAGCCACAGTAAATGATACACAGTTAAATTTTGAATTTTATAGGTCGGAAGTAAATATTGCAAGCGTTGACATTCAGACAAACCAAACGACTGGAGAAAGTACATATGGCGTTGTATATAAAACAACCATACCAGTAGATGTTTCTGGAATAATAAATGAGGTTGGCCTATTCCCAAGCATAACTCTTGGAACAACCGACTTTGGAAGCAGAGCTATATCTTCTTTTGAGGACAATCAGTCCTGGATAGATTCTTCTGGAAATTATCCAAGCCTAGTGACCGTCTCTTCTCCAAAAATAGGTCCATACTATATGTCAATTGGGGCAGCATCTTCACAATCAAAAAATTATTTTTATGATTTCAACTTAGATATATCTGGGTATAGCGCAAATGATAGTATGACATTGGCCTACCATCAAAGTGATTTAAACTTAGACTATGTATTTCTTAGAACCTACGATTCAAATAATAACTACTACGAGATAAGATACCCAGCAGAAAATACTATAGGGTACAAAGTAAAGTCTTTAAGTCTGAGCAGCCTGTATAGTAGTGGGTTTACGTCAGGCATCCCTGATAAAACATCTATTGTAAAAATATCTGTAGGGGTTAAAGCAAAAAGCTCTGGCGCAACAACTGTTTTATTTGATGGCCTTAGAATAAATGACGAAGATACATTTAGAGTTCATTATGGAATGATAAGCAGATCAGTTCTTGCTAATGTGATTACAAAATCTCTTGGAAAACAAATGGACATAGAGTATAGACTAGGACTGTCATTTTAAATGAGACCATATGATATTGACGGTGGTGGAGGCATACCAGCAGATCTAGAGATAGATCCAGCTGCTGCCGCAGCCTCTGCTTCTTCAACATCAGCAAACTCATATACAAAAGTTGTAAAGATGGTGCCTGTTGTTGGAAAGACATATAAGTTTTGGTTTACATACCTATATGAAGATCCAGAAACCAAACAAGTAACGGAAAGTGCAAACTCTCCTATTTTTTCAACCTCATTTACAATTCCCAACGGCACCAAACCAGTAAAGAATTTAGTTTTAACTTCTGGCATCAAATCATATGGAGTTAAGTTTGACGTTGATCCAGACAGCGTACAGACTGATATTATAATATACGAGAGTCTTACTGGAGCATTTACTGGCGAAGAGTACATAGTTTATACTGGAACCTCAACAAATATAACTGTGCAGGTGGATAGCTTTGCTCCAAGATGGGTAAAGGTTACAGTCAGAGATAACTGGCTAGATGCAAATAGATCTTCTGTTACAGCTGGCCCAGTCAATATTTTAGCAAATGACCCAGATACTTCAACTCCCCCAAAAGCACCAACTGGCGTTTCTGTTAGTGGAGTAATTGATCCAGAAGATAAAAGTGGATTCAGCATACAAATGGATGTTTCTTGGACCGCAAGCACTGATTCTAATACAAACGGATATGTAATAAGATGGTCTGCAAACGATCCATCAACTACTCTAAACCCATTGTGGGAATACGGTCAAGTAGACGGCAGAGCAACAAACAAATTTTCCATAACAGGCCTAACCCCCAATACAGTTTATTATTGGCAGGTTACAGCAAAAAGCCCTTTCAATGCAATCTCTTGGGATAAATCGGTAACTGGTCAAGTTGCTTCTGGTCAGTTTGGCCCGATATCAGATCCAAATGCCCCAGCGGGAAACATTCAATTAAGATCTATCATATCTATTGGAGGTAAGCTGGCGGACTTATTTAAAATAGGAACTGGAATAACGCAGTCAATTAATACATCTACAACAATAACCCCTTCATTAGTTTCTGGAACATATAATGGAATTATTTTAGATAGATCAACAACAAACTACGGCCATAATTATTGGTTAAACACTGGCCAGTTTAGAGTAGGAAGTGCGTCAGCATTTTTTTATTGGGATGGATCTGATGTATATACAACAGGAAAAATAAATGCAACTGGTGGATCATTTACGGGAGACGTTAGATTAAATGGCGGAACTTTATATACTGGCCCAACCCCTTTAGCTGGTGCAAGAGTTAGATTTGATAGCGCAGGTTTGTTTGGATACGACGCAACAAGTACAAGTAATACAACTGGACAAACTTTTGCATTAACGGCAGCAGACGGAAAAATTGATGCACGTCTCGGGTTTATTGGTGGATGGACAATTCAGGGCACTTCTCAAACAGTAGGAACTATTTCAAAAAATGGCACCATACTTGGTAGCGATGGAAGCATAGTTTTAGGAGACACGACAGGAACGCTTCCATCAATTGTTAAATTAAGCTCTACCGATCCAACATATAGAATTTGGGTGGGAAGCCAATTAGCAACCAATGCTAAATTTAAAGTTGGAGTAGATGGAGTTGTTTATGCAAATGGCGCAGTTATAGATGGCAACGCTTCATTTAGTGGAACTTTAACGATAGGCACAAAGTTATCTGACGGAACAACATTAGATCAAACTAGAGCAAATGCACTATCAGCTATTGGTTCGGCCAGCGCAGCAGCAGATAAAGCAGAGATAGCAAGATTAAAGGGTATTGAAGCTTATGATAAAGCAGTCGCTGCAGGCGAAAGCGCAGCAGCTGCAGCAGAAGCAGCCAGGGTTGCAAAAGAAGCAGCTGATCTTAAGATGGCCTCAGCGGACATAAATACTGTCTTGGCTTACAACACCACAATAATTAATGGAAATAGAATTACAACTGGAACAATTGACGTGGCACGTCTAAACATTACAGGTGGAACAGCTGGAGTAAACGGATTTGTTGTAGATGGAAATGGAATCCGTGCGTATAACGCATCCACTCAAACTTTAAACATAGCGTCAGACGGAACTGTCTCTCTTGGAGATAGTAGCTTTGGCTGGACGGTGGACCGACGATACATCACATCAAGAAATATATTTACGGCAGGGTACACAAAATTAGTTTTAGATGGATATGATGGGTCTATCACAGGTGGAAGAATTTCTGGTACATCAATTGAAGGAAATACAATCACTGGTAATACAATAACAGGCGGAACAATTATTGGAAGCAGGGTTCAAACAAGCTCATCCACAACAAGAGTAGAGCTAAGAGACGTGGCCTCACCAGGAACAGACTCTTTAAGAGCTCTTATTTCAGGAGTTACTGTCGGGCATGTATTTGGATATGGCACTTCAACAAATGGCGGAATGGTTATGATGTCAGGGTCTACAGCAAATCCAGATACAACTTCTGGGCACGTCAGAGTGTTGCCAAACTATGCAGTGCTGGCTGGAGATAGCCTGAATTATTTTGAGGCAAATGGCACATCCAATAATATTAACTTAAGAGGGCAGACTATATATGCTGGTCCTGGAAAAATGTTTTACAGTTTTGCAACCGTAAGTACCACAGCTCCAAACTTTAGAATTGATTCGGATGGCGGAATGTCAAGGACGTCAGGCTCCACGATTAGAATTAAAGAGGATGTTGTAGACCTACTATCACTACCAAGCTTAGACCCATCACCACTATATAGCTTGCCAGTTAGAGCTTTTAAGTTTAAAAAAGATATAATTGGTCCAGAAGATCAGAGGTACGACAAGATGGTTCCAGGTTTTATTGCCGAAGAAGTTGCAGAAATTTATCCTGCTGGAGTAGACATAGGGGATGACGGTCTACCTGAAAACTGGAACTTTAGAGTTATTGTTCCTGCAATGCTATCTTTAATTCAAGATTTAAATCAAAGAGTTAAAGAATTAGAAGGATAGTGATTGACAGATTTTGTATCGATATGATATGATTGAGCAAAAGAAAGAGAGAATATAATGGATAAAGCAGAACTAGTTATAACTGCGTTGCAGCAACGCATTGGAGAGATTGTCTCACAGTATGAGACTCATATTGCAGTACTACGTGCTGAAATAACACAGTTAACAGAAACAAAACAAGAAGTTTCAGCGGAACCAATAAAGGAGTAATAATGGCCATAAAGTCAAGAGCTATAACTGCGGGAGACCCAGTAACAGCAGAGATCATTAATAATATTATTATAGATCTTGAAACAGTAAACAAGCAGAGTACAGCTCAAAGCATTATCTTAGAGAATGCTCAAGAAGAAGGCAACAATCAAGCCGTATCAGGTAGGGTTTGGAGCCAAGGCCTGGTTGAGTGCAAGATTACTCCAACAGATTACCCATCTGGAACAGTCAAGGTGACATTCCCAAAAGGTTTATTTACAAAAGCCCCTAGAGTTTGGTTGCAGGTTAATGTTAATAAGCAAAAGCTTTCCCAAGGCCAACTTAGAGTACATCCAACAACTTTTTCTGTTACTAAAGACCAGGCCGTATTTTATATAAGAAGCGGATCTGGCGGAGAAAAAGCAACGTTATATTTTGACGTTTTTGCAACTGACGCTATATAAGAACCTATTGACAAGCTGTACCAATATGTTACAATAAATGTAACATCAAAGTCACGTACCCGTGACTTTTTTACATATTAAGGTAGATAATGAGCAACGATTTAAAGTGGATGATTTCATCCGACCAGCAGTTCCCGTATCAGGATGATAAGATGATTGCACTTTGGTTTAAAGTAATGAAGTGGTTTAAGCCAGATGTCGTTGACTACCTAGGTGATACAGACGATCAGGCCTGCTACAGCAAGTACACAGAAGGTAGATCAGCAGAGTTTTTAAACCTTCACAAGACGGATAGCAGAGATCTCATCGTTCCAATGATGCGCCATGAAGCAAAGGGCGCAAGAGATTTTTATGCCAAGACAAGAGACATGCTACCAGAAGCGCAGCTATTTTCAGCTCTAGGAAATCACGATGTTAGAATTTTTAATTATGTTGATGCAAAGCTTCCTGATTATATTAATGAGGTTACACCCGAAGCCTTGTGGGGACTTGACTCATTAGGTTATGAATACATTCATTATAATGAATTGCCAAAGCGACGCTTTGGAGATATCCACGTGCACCATGGACTTTCAATTGCAGCAACTGGCTCTGTGCGTAAAGACATGGAAGATCTACAGATCTCGTTAATTAGAGGACACTCACATAGAATTGCCTCACACCTAGTAACATATGAGTTGAGAAATAATGGCGAAGGAGAAACACTTCGTGGGTATGAGCTTGGACACATGTGTGATGAGAAGGGTCCAGGAATGAAATACATGCAGCATCATGACTGGCAAAAGGGATTTGCAATCGCTCACATTGTTAATGACTATCCGCATATTCAGATGATTCACGTAGCACCTGACTATTCATGTGTCGTTGACGGGAAGCTGTTTACTTTATAATGTGGTGCGGAAAATGTAATGGACGAGTTTTTGTAGACAGAGTATTTTCTCAAAAACTACATATGGAATTGTTCTGTATCATGTGCGGCAAACGCTGGATGTGCAATAAAGAAACGAGTGCTTTCGGAAAATGGCTGGAATCAAAAGAGACGGCAAATCAAAAAGCTTACGGTATTTCTTCTTAAACGATAAAATACATAAGGTTTTAAAGGCATCCAGATCAAAAGACGAGATGGTTGCATGGTGCTATCCAGACAAGAAGAGAGTTATGTATTCATATTCTCAAGTTAAAAAGAATATGGAGACTGCCTATACTGTTGTAGAAGTTGCCTCTATGCTTAACAAGCATAGGGTAACTATACAAGAATATATATTAAATGAGAAAGTTGCTACCCCTCAAAAGATATACCCTATAGGTCAGCCAGATAGCGAGAATTGGTCACAGTATATGTTTAATCAAAAAAACATATTAGATATACATCAACATATATTAGACTCAGGACACTCAAAAGAAATTCCTTCAAAGGCAGAAGTCCAGGCCCTTCTCAAAAACAACTTAGTATTGTATACTAAGACAGAAGACGGAAAGTTTGTCCCAGTATGGAAGGCGGAGTAGTGAGCTTTATCTCAGTATATAAAATTGAATCTGGCGCTGCTAAGAAACGAAAAAGAGAAAAAGAAGTTGAGGAATGGAACTCTAAGAACGGACCAGTTACAGTGAAAAGGGTGGAAGATGGAAAAAAGTAGAGCGGTCACTTGTGACATCTGTAATCGGGACATAGAGGTTCGTTGGGGCATATTTGCTAGCGACACATTGAGTAGACATAAGAAGGCGGAACATAAATGACAACGAGAGTAAAGGTGGATCTTTCATTTACTAGAAATCTTGGTAACTATGAAAGTATTAAAATAGGAGTAGGTATTGAAGACGATGTCAGGCAGGGTGAGACAGTTGAAGCTGCAACAGAACGAGTATATGCTTTTGTTGAGAATAAACTAATTCAAAAAACAGAAGAGGTAGAGGAAGAGCTAAAGAGTGGCAAATAGCAAAGAGCCCTACATTCTTCTATCTTTATTTCAGAATTTATATAAAGAGAAGTATGGCAAAGCCCCTTCAATAAATAAGTTTCGTGAGAAGTGGGCTATGCAAGATGTCATTGATAGTGTAGGATTTGATCGTGCTAAAGAGTTGCTTGAGTACTATTTTAACCTTACAAAGCATGGACATACTCTACAGTTCTTTTTATATAACTTTGATAAGATGGACACTGTTAGAACTGAGATTGAAAAAGATAAAGAGAAGCGTCGTTTGTTACTAGAAGAAACGAAGAAGATGGTAGAGCAAGGCGGAGTAGAATGAACACAGAGGCAGAGTTAATCTCAGCGGTATGTAAGAATAAAGATATAAGTACACTACTTGCTGATAATGTTGACGACCTATTCACATCACATAAAGATATTTGGGATGGCCTTAAGTCCTATTATTATAAATTTAAAGCTGTGCCAGAAGCTGTGATCCTACAAGAAAAGTTTAAAGACTTTGAGCCAGTAGATGTTAAAGGACAGACAGGATACTACTTAGATACCCTAAAGAATGAATTCATTTCAAATAAACTTAAGACTATTATTCTTCGTGCTGGATCATCTTTAAAGGAAGATGCCGCATCAAGAGTTCTTGAAAACATGCAGTCTCAACTAGCTGGCCTCAGTAGATTTACAAATAATGTTCGAGACTTAGACATTACAGATGCCGAAGCAGCAATTAGACATATGGAGCTATTAAGAGTACGCTCTGCCGAGATGGGTGGTTCTCCAGGCATTAAAACAGGTTTTGAGGCCATAGACTTGGCATACCCAACAGGTATGGCTCCTGGTCACCTTATCGTCGCTATTGGCTGGCCAGGGCGTGGTAAGACATGGTTTACTTCTTACCTTGCATGTAAGGCTTGGGAGCAAGGGTTTAAGCCAATGATTGTTTCACTTGAAATGTCACCAGAGAATATGCGTGATCGTATTTATACAATGCTTGGCTCTGGGCTATTCAAGGCTTCTGATTTTTCAAAGGGAGATATTAATATTGATGACTTCCGTTCATGGTCAACAAAGAAATTTGCTGACAAGAATAGCTTTATCCTTATTTCAAACGAGGGTAACACAGAAGTTACACCAGCAACTATTCAAGGAAAGATTGATCAGCATAAACCTGACCTAGTTATTCTAGATTACCATCAGCTATTTAATGACAACAAGCGAAGCAATTCTGAAGTTGAAAGAAACCGAAATGTTTCTCGTGAATTTAAAATGCTAGCTGTATCTAATAATATTCCTATTATTGATATTACAGCAGCCACTGCAGACGATGTATCTGATCAGGATAATCCACCTATGATGTCTCAGGTTGCGTGGTCAAAAGCTATTGAATACGATGCCGATATGGCTATGGCTGTGCATAGATATCCAGGGACTAACATGATTGAGATTGTGTCACGCAAGAATCGACATGGACATGAATTTGGTTTATACTTAGATTGGGATATCAACAGGGGTATCGTCAAAGAGATTTATGAGAATCCGTTCCAAAACAATGAATCACAAACCGATAAAAAGATTCCAGGTTAGAGTTGAATTCCTAGACGACTCTGATATGGTTCGCATTAAGCATCAATACGAAAGTATGCTTACTCACCAAATGAGAGACAAAGGGTATCTCAGGGTACTTGACATAGACACTAACTTTTCGGTAGAATTTGATGGATCAACATGGATGTTCTTAATGACACTCTATGGTACTTATGTAGGAAAGAAGAAGGCATGGCGGCACGAAGCAATTACGCAAGGAAAGCTGATACCACGCAATACTCTAAGCAACATATAAAGGCAATTGTAAAAAGCCTTGGCTTACAGGTAGCGGGTGAAACAGATATAGAGATCTCTTTCTACTGCCCATTTCATTCAAACAGACACAGCGCAAGTTGTAGCATAAGCAAAACAACTGGTGCATGGCTATGCTTCAATCCATCATGCGGAGAAACAGGATCATTAATAGAATTAGTTAAAAGGGTTTTGCATAAAAATGATTTTGAAGCGATGAGATATGTTTACTCAAAAGAAGCTGAGACCCTAGAAAACTTTGACGATCTTCTAAACGATATGCTTGAAGATAAACCAGAGTTTGTAGAGTTCCCAGAAGAAATACTAAAGAACTTGTACAATGATTTAGTGGCAAGCCCAGAAGCACAAAGCTATTTTAAATCTAGAGGTATTGATATGTCTTCGATGAGTCACTTTTCTCTAGGATATTCTCCCAAGCAGGACATGGTTACTGTTCCAGTTCATAGCCCAGACGGTCTGCCAGTAGGAATTGTTGGACGATCAATATCAGAAAAGAAATTTAAAAATAGTACTAATTTACCAAGAAGCAAAACTATGTTTAACATTCACCGTGCTAAAAAAATAGGTGACAATGTTATTATTGTAGAGTCTAGCTTTGATGCAATCCGTGTGCATCAAGCTGGATTCCCCAATGTTATTGCAACCCTTGGCGGACATATCTCTACGGATAATATTGCTTTAATAAATAGATATTTTAATAAAGTTACTTTAATGACTGATGCTGACCACGCTGGGCGTGAGCTTGCTAACAGCATAGCCTCTAGATTAAAGAATAAAGACCTCTTGTGGGCTTCGTATGAATATGGTAAGATATATCCACATGATGCAAAAGATGCTGGCGACATGACCGAAGAGGAAATTAAAGCCTGTATTAAAAACGCAGTTTCCAATATTGAATATCAATCTTGGGCCCATCAAAAATAATAAACAGATGGATTTATACCATCAACTACAAAGGAGAAATATATGGGAATAGTAA